ACCGAGACCGAACTCAAAATGCCTTCGCGAACGTCGCGGAAGATCTCGTTCGCTCGCACGCTGTTGCCGAAACGCACCACCGCCCGCGCGATCTTGTCCTCGTCGACCCGCGCCGACTCGATGACGCCCACCCAGTTGTTCGGGTCGTGGTTGACCAGCAGGTTCGCGCGGCCGGATTTCAAGCGATCCAGGTTCACCGCGCCCTTCGCGTGCGACAGAATTTCCATGCCGTACCAGCGCTCCACCGGCTCTTCCGAGGAGAACGAGATCTCCACGGTTCGGTCCGCTTCCTTCGCGCTCTCGCGTTTGAACACCCCCTCGCGCCGGTCTGGCTTGGCGAGGATCTCGAGGATCGTGGGTTTCTTTTCGTTCGCCATTTCGTGACCTCCAAAAGAATTGCGCTTCTACTTCTGAGAGGCAAATTTATGGCTAAGGCGTCTGCGGGTCTTAAGGTCACGCTCAAGTGCAAAAACTGCGGTCGCACGCTTGAGAAAGGCCTTACTGAACTCAAAGCGAACTCCGAGTTTCGCTGCGAGTGCGGAACCACCTTTGTTATTCAAGGGGACGGCTTTCAGAGCGCCGGGAAGGCTGTCGATGCATTCCAGAAGTCGATTGCGGATTTGAGTCGCAAGCTTAGGAGGAAGTGAACCAGCGCGTAATGCGACTCCTTGCAGGCGTCGCATTAGTACGGTCATTCCTTGATCGGCTGACACGGCTATTCGTTTTTCGTCCATCGTCCGATTCCCCTCAACAAATGGCCGACGATAAGAAGCGCGGCAAAATTCCACGAGTCCCGATTCACGGAAAGTTCGCCCACAACGGGGCTTTCCTAGTTGCCATCGGCAATCTCGTAGTCAATTGGGCCAACAACGAGAGTGTTTTTCTGGCGATGCTTCAGGTCTTGCTAAGCGGAGGAAACCATTCGGCCGCAATCGTCTGGCATTCGCATCGCACTACGGTATCTCGCTTGGAACTGGTAAGCAGACTTTGCCGCGAGCAGGTGAAAGACAAAGCGCTGGTCAAAGAGGTCACGACCGCCATCAGCAGGTTCAAGAACCTCAGCCGAACGAGGAACTTCTACTGTCACGCGACGTACCACTATGACAAGGAATTGAACCTGGATTCGGCATCCGGAGTTACAAGCACCCAAGAAGGCGATCCACTTGTGTTCACAGAAAAGCAAATGGACATAGCCGCGCTGAATGAGATAAGCGACGTATCTACACAATTGGGCGAGTTCAACCGCCACCTTTGGTCTTTGGTTGAACGGCTGCAAGTCGAACTCGGAGTGCAGCGTGTAAAGCTGCCTCCATTGCCTCCCGAGCCGAGATAGTGTCTAGGTGCCCATCCTCGTTCAGATACGGCTCTGTCGCGCGCAGCGCGGCGGCAACCATGTCCGACGTCACTTCGGTTGATTCGATGTTTGCCACGGCCTAAACTCCCTTCATGGCAGACGAAAAGAGAACGCCTCAAGAAGCAAAGCGCGTGATGGACGACACTCTGCGGCGGATGCTGACCATGCCACCGCAGCCGCAAGTCCAGAAGAAACCTAAGAAGCGGAAGAAGGCCGCCAAGTAGGGGCGGCCCCCTCCGGGCTAACGGCCTGTCACCCGCTGACTATACGGGTTTGTCAAAGGTATAACTCCCAAAAGAAAAGGGCCCGGCAATGCGGACCCTTCGAATTTGGTGCGGACTTAAAGCCGTGGAATGCTCTACGCCGCCCTTCGCAGCAACCACTCTTCCTCGCGCAACTTACGCGAGCGGTGCAGGCGAGTATTAACTTCCGCCTTCCAGAACGCCCCCTCCGACGCGATACCAACGGCAGCGATCTCGGCCCTGACCTCCGGCCGCCCGATCTTCTCGCCGAATTTCTCCCTCTCTACCAGGATGCCAATGGCTCTGATCTCGGCCCTGACTTCAGGTCGCCAGATCTTCTCGCCAGATTGAACGCCTTCGACGCCGATGACGTGCCGCGGGACAACCCGCACCACCGGCCGCCCGACAGCCGCCCAAGACGCTATGCCGTCTGCACCGATGACGTGCCGCGGGACGCCACGCACCACTGGCCGCCCGAACACCGTCTCCGACTCGATTCCATCGGGGCTTATCCGGTGCGGTGCCTGCACCCAGTGCGGAACCGGGCTCTGCTCGAACAACCACCAGGGCCTTGACCCGCCACCGGGTAGCGAAACCACCGGCAGCCCGATGACCGACTGCCCGAACTGCTCACCGCTGACTATCCCTACAAGCGCTATGCTTCCATGCACGTCCGGCGCGCCGAGCGACGCCGAGCTCGCGATCCCCGCAGCCGTGATCGTGTGCTCATCAGACGTCTCGACGGTCGGCTGTCCAACGGCAGCAGCAGAGGCAATCCCGACCGGCGCGATGGTCCCGTGCAGGCCTGGTACTCCGAGCGATGCAGCGCTCGCAATCCCCGCCGGTGCCAGCGTCCCATTCAGCGCCACCGCACCGATCGCCGCCACTGAAGCGATGCCGGCCGCGTTGATCTGCGCCTGAACCCCAGGGCTTCCGACCTGCCCGTCGGACAAGATCCCTGCCGCAGCAACCGTACCGTTGAGGCCAACATCTCCCAGAGCCGCAACGCTCGCCACCCCAACCGCAGCAATCGTGCCGTTGAGCCCTATCTGCCCCAGCGCGCTAGATGACGCGACCCCGACCGGCTCGATCTGGTGCGACCCGCCAACGTCAGCTAGTGTCGGATCGCGCAGCTTTACATCGGACGGATTCGCTTCCCCGGCACGCAGGAAGATGTCGGTCATGCTGCGACTAGCGTATTGGTCGTGGTGCCTGCTACGTCAGGGCTTCCGGCTTTGTAGGCAACGATGTAGAACGTACGCCCGATGGTCTCGGTAACGTTGAACGTGTAGCTTCCATCGACGGCATCCGAGGTTTTCGTTTGCAGTGCTGCGTCCTGTCCTGTCTGGTACAGAGTAACCGCGCAACTTCCCAGCACCGCCCCGGTGCTGTCCTTTGTGATGCCGCTAATGACGTAGCGCACCGGCGCCGTTGGAAGAACAAACCGCACTGGCCCGCCAAAGAACGGCCCGATACTGGCTAGACCAACCTTGGGCGCGTTGATCGCCACGTTTAATTCAGGCTAGCAAACGTCGCCCAGTGCGGAATCACCGAAGGGGCAACAGAAAATGTGACGCCGATCCAGAGCCCGCTTGCAACAGTCGTATCCACCGAGACGCTCGCTGTGCTGGAACAAAGCACTGTCGTCGCGCTCGCCGCGGTCGCTACCGCTCCATTGCTGCTCCACCTTCCGGTGCCTACCGCAGTGGAGGTCGCGCCGGCAGCAATGCCAATGGACCGAAATACCAGCACGTACTCGAAAAGAAACGGCGCCAGCGTGACAGATGGCACATAGTTCTGCGTGGGCGATGCCCCTAGAGCAACACCACCGATCACGAGCCCGAAACGAGGCGTAATGATGAGCGTGCCTGCGGTGCCAGTGGTACAGGTTCCCCCTACGGAAAGCTTGTAAACCTTCCCGGCCCGTGGCTCCATCGCCGGAATCTGGGTGAACAGCGTCGGAACCAGAACGGTCTCAGTAGTAGCCGTGATCGTAGGGAACGCCGCACTATTAGGCTCGGCCAGATCCTGAAAGTACTGTCTGCTCATGTTTTTCCTCTATAGCGCGAAAATCTTGTCGGCCCCGCTATCCCAAACGATCGGGCAGGTCTGCGCCGCTTCTGGCGTGAACGGCAGGCCGACAGCGTTGTCGATGTAGGCGATCAGCCGCGCGGTGGCATCCGCCCCGGTGTGGATGAACACAATAAGCGCGTTGCTCGCCGTGCCGGCGGTAGCGTTCAGCGTCGAGTCGCTCGCATCAAATATGCCGTTGGTGATCGACTTTCCGGTCAGTGCCGCCGAGCGCCCGTTATCCACGGCGCCGAGGTCAGCGACAAACTCGTCCGCCGCATCGTAGGTGTACGAACTGAGCACCAGCATCACGCGCACGTCGACGTTGACCAGGTCCAGACCCGCGCCTAGCGATCGCTCTTTCGCTTTCGGAAAAACTGCGCTCGCCATGGTCTATCCCTCGTTTACGCGCAACACTTTGGTGATCTCTTTGGCATCATCGCGCTCGATTGTCTCGGTGCTTTTCTTCGGAAACGCGTTTACGTTCACCTGAGGCGCCGGCTGCTCAGGGACATGCACATCGACCTTGACCTGTGACGGCAACTGCTCCGGAACATTCACTGTGCTGCGCGCGTCGACGTTGACTACAGGTGCCTTCTCCTCGCGCCGCAGCGCCCATGCCAGGGAGTTCATCAGCATGCGCTGCGCCCTTTCTGTTTCCGATTCCTTTTCTTCCTTGTCCGGCTTCGGAGGTTCTGGCGCCGCGGCAGGTGCTGCCTTCTCTTCCTCCACGTACACGCTTGGGCTCGTGTCGAACTCCAGATCTAGATCGTCCATCAACTTGAGCTCGCGGTCGCGCTGCTGCAGCACGTCCTCGATGTCCTGCCCGCCGCCCGTCTGCGCAATGACATCCGTCACCGTCGTAAAGCCCGCCTTGATCGCTTCCTTGTAGGCCTCGACTTCCTTGGTCGGGTCGATCCAGCTCCAGCCGCGCGGCTTGAATAGCACCGCCTCGAATTTCTTCGGGTCCACCGCGTACTCCTCCACCCGCACCGGCGCGACCGCGCGCGCGAGCACCGCCGAGCGCAGCCACTCCTTATGCAGCGGCAGCCGGAAGTTGCGCAGGAACCATTGCTGCAACATCCGCCAGAGGTCGCGGTCATCCAAGAGCGCCAAGCGGCTAGAGGAGTAGTTCGACTGCGAGTAATCGCGCGAGAGCGACTCGTAGCTCACCCCGGTTCCGGCAGCGACTTCGCGCAGCATGTAGCGCATGAACGGATCGAGCGCCGTATTCGGGCGGCTCGGATTGTTGAAGTTCATCTTCTCGCCCACAGCAAGCCTCAGGGTCATGCCGGGCTCGGTGATGACTTCCTTTTCTCCATCTGGATTCGACGGATCGACCGGAGTGGCTAATGGATGTTCCCCCTCGGCGGTCTCGATCGTGTTCAGATAATTTGCCGACCCCCGCGCCGCGACGATCTCGGCCTCAGAATACCCGTCCATGTCGTTCAGCTTGCGCGCCACCGCATGCAGCCATGGCTCGCCCCGCGTCTGCGGCCAGCGGTCCACCAGGCGCAGGTGCAGGATCTGCTCGGCAGGCACGCGCTCGAGCTTGTCAGCCTCTCCAGGCAGTACACGCAGTTCGCCCGGATGGCGCTGCCGCAGCCAGTAGGCGAGCGGCCTGCCGTAGCGGTCGACCTCGATGCCCATCTTGATGATGGCCCCTGCCGCTGCTGACGGCGGGTACGAAAATTCGTCCGCGATCCTCTCCGCCTCGATCATCTCCAGCGCGAAGGGGATCTCACCTCCGCCGAAGGGGCGGTAGTGCTTGCGCACGAACACTTCCCCGGCGTCGAATACC